GCCACCGGAGCGGCTTTGCGCTCCGCGCCAGCGTACTGCGGATCCTTGTGGAGTCCGGGAGTCCACGGCACGCCGTGCGCCATCGCACGGGTTACGCCCGTGAGATATGCCGCCAACGTGGCACGTGAGAGTGCACCGCCTTCCACCAGTCCGGTGATGTGGGCATCCGCCTTGATGGCAGCCCGTGCGGCTTTGGTAAGCGCGGACGTCTCCACGCCCGGGATTGCCCGTACACGGTCAATAAATGCGTTCAGTTCTTTTGTGACCACGCCGTCGCGGCGCAGATCGGCCGCGTCGCACGCTTTTGCGTGCGCAGACATTGCGCGTTCGATCTGCGCGCCGTGCGCGTCGAACGAGATTCTTTCCAGTGAGACGAACGGTTTCATGGTGTTTCCTTTGGGTGTGCGGTAAGCGGAATTGCCTGCCACGAAATGAATTATACACCAATCGTTTACAGTGTCAATTGTTATTTACCGGGTAATCCACGTCCCGGCGGACCCCCACCGGCCCCGGGGGGCCCCTATTGGTGGTTTGGAGTCCCGCGCGTTTTCTCTGGGCGCAACCACCACGCGCGCCTCATAAAATAGCTATTTACACAATCAAGTTGTTCCTAGTGGGGTAGTTATTTACACAGTCCAACCACGCTAAGAAATAGCTATTTACACAATCCAATTATTGCGCACCCCTCATAGAATAGCTATTTACATAATCAAGCTGTTCCTAGCAGGATAATTATTTACCCCGCCCCAAAAAATTTTAGAAATTCCACGGGGGTCTCTTTACAATGTTTACAGCAGGCTCGCTTCCCCTGCGCTGCTCCCTCTGGTACGCTCGCACGCCATGTACGTGGCTGACATCGACACCGATATCCCCTTCGCCCCATTTCCCCCGTCCTACGCGGACCTGCGGGAGCGGGTGGACGCTGCGTTTCGTGCCATTGCCGAGGTGGCCACCGAGGGGGTGCAGGTTTCCGAGGAAGACATCAGTACCGCGCACGCGGTACTGGCGGACCCCACCAAGGCCACTGAGAAGGTGCTGTCTTCTCCCGGGGCGGTGGTGCAGATCAAGGCGCTGCTGAGTGAGTACGACCACCTCGTGGTGCAGTCTGCTGCGCAGATTCGGACCTACGTGACCAACCGGCTGATTCAGGATTCCAGCCACCCCGATGCGCGCATCCGAATCCGGTGCTACGAACTGCTCGGGAAAATCTCCGACGTGGGGTTGTTCACTGAGAAAACCGAGATCACGATGCGCCAGCGCCCCACTGCGGAACTCGAGCAGTTGCTGCGTGAGCGCCTGATGAAGACAATCGACGCCGAGCAGGCTGAGATCGTGGCCCCCGCACCGGTTGTGCCGACTCAGGCACTGCCGATGACCGCGGAAGACCTCGAAGCGCGCCTTCTGGGCCCCGCAACGTGAAGGAGCACGAAATGAACAACATCGACCCGATCGAACAAGAGATCCAGGCCAAGGGCTTGACCGCACCACGCGTGACGCCGGCCGACGTGGAAGCGGAGATTGTCAGCGAGCACTACTTCACGGCTCGGGAGGGCCGGCTGGGTGCGCTGGCGACGGAGGGTTACTCCGGAAGGGAGCGCCCCTTGGAAAACGACGCCGATTTGGTCCCGCTGGGACTGCTGACGTTCTGCGTCCTGGTGCTGCGCAACGGATTCACCGTCACGGGAGAAAGCGCCTGTGCCAGCCCGGAGAACTTCGACGCAGAGATCGGCCGGAAGATCGCGCTGCTGAACGCCGTCAACAAAATCTGGCCGCTGCTGGGCTTCCGGCTGCGCGATCGGCTGGCGGGGGCGTGATCGACCCTGCAGTGCGCCAGCAGTTGCTGGCCCGCCTGCCGCAGATGACTGCGGACGAGATGGCCCAGACGCTTGCCTTGATCGAGGAGTTGGAACAGCGCAAGCGGGTGCAGTTGGCGCAGGACGACTTCCTGGCCTTCATTGCGATGGTGGAGCCCGCCTACAAGTTCGGCGTGCACCTCAAGCGCCTCGGCGGACTGCTGATGCAAGTGGAAACGGGTGAAAAGGACCGGGTTGCCGTGTCCATGGCGCCCCGGTTCGGCAAGTCGACCATGATCTCCATCTACTACCCGGCGTGGTATCTGGGCAAGCACCCCGACCACAAGCTGATCATCGCTTCGCACACGGGCGATCTGGCCGTGGATATGGCCCGCAAGGTTCGCAATCTGATGCAGAGCAGCGCCTACAAGGCGATATTCCCGGGGGTGTCCATCTCCGCGGACGCCAAGGCTGCGGGGAAGTGGTCGACGGTTCAGGGCGGCGAGGTGTACGCAGTTGGTGTGGGCGGTGCCATTGCTGGCCGTGGCGCGCATCTGCTGATCGTCGATGACCCCATATCCGAACAGGATGTGAAGTCGGGAAACACGGACCTGTTGGACTCCGTCTACGAGTATTTCCGCAGCGGTTTGCGTACGCGGCTCATGCCCGGCGGGCGCGTGTGTGTTCTACATACCCGGTGGCATACCCGAGACCTCATCGGGCGGTTGTTGAAGGACGGTGCGATGAACCCGGACGCTGACCAGTACGAAATGTTCGAGTTTCCGGCCCTTTTGACGGTCAAGAACCCCGCGTACACCCCAGAGGCGCCTGACTTCGACCCGGAAACGCCCGCCACGATCGAAAAGTCGCTCTGGCCAGAGCAGTGGTCCCTGGAAAGCCTTCAGCGCACCCGTGCATCCATGGTGCTCTGGCAGTGGAATGCGCAATATCAGCAGAACCCGACCGCGGCCGAGTCCGCATTGGTCACCCGAGCCCAGTGCCGGCGCTGGCCGCATGCCAAACCTCCGGAGGTGGACTTCGTGGTGCAGGCGTACGACACCGCGCTCACGACGAAAGCGCGCTCGGACTACTCGGTGTGCCAGACTTGGGGGGTATGGCGCGACGACAACGACGTGGACAACGTGATTCTGCTGAACTGCGTGCGCGGGCGGTGGGAATTCCCTGAACTCAAGCGCATGGCGCATGAGCAGGCGGCGGACTGGGAGCCCGACAGCGTGATTGTCGAGACGAAAGCCTCGGGGCAGCCGCTGGTGGACGAGATGCGCCGCTCAGGGATCTTCGTGCAGGAGTTCAGCCCGGGTAAGGGGCAAGACAAGATCGCCCGACTCAACGCCATCGTGGACATGTTTGCCAGTGGGCAGGTGTGGTTCCCCGAGACACAGTGGGCCGATGAAGTGATCGAGGAGTTGGTGACGTTCCCCGTGGGGGAGCATGATGACTGCGTGGATGCCTGCACGCTGGCGTTGATGCGCGTGCGGCAAGGTGGGCTGGTACGGCTTGCCTCCGACGTGCATGATGACACCCGGGTATCCTTGCCGCGCCGTGCGGCGTACTACTGATCAAGGCCCTGCGATGGCGACACAGAAACACATGGGTGCGAACTCGTTGGTAGCGCGACTGACTGCGCAGGTCGGCTCTCGGGAGATGGCGGTCAAGATCCTGCGCCAGCGTGGGCACATGGAGATGGACTCCGAACGACTGACCCCCGCTGGGCAGGCCCATAACAACATAACTACCAAAGAGCGCGCCCTTGACCGGGCTTCTGCGCGCAGTGAGCACCCCGCCAGCGCGTACAAGTACAACCCCGCGACGAATTCGGCCACGCTGAAGCGGCGTGCCAAGGGATGATTGAATCATGGCAACCAATATCGACACCACGTTGAACCAAGCGCCCCTCGGGTACGACCCGGCGAACGCTCAACCCGCAGCCGAGCTACCTTCCGAACCCCCGATCGAGGTGCTGCTGCCCGACGGCGAGGAGCCTGACGAGACCACCTTGCTGCTGGACGACGGCGCAATGGCTGAGGCGGCGTTGATTGCCGAGGCGTTGTCGGGTGTGGGCAGTGAGGCGGCCCAGTTCGATGCCAACCTCGCGGAAACGCTGCCCGAGAGCGTGCTGGCCCGGCTGGCCACGGATCTGCTGGATGAGACTCGGCGCGACCTCGCCAGTCGCAGTGATTGGGAGCGGGCCTACGTGGAAGGGCTCAAGCTGCTGGGGTTGAAGTACGAGGAGCGCACCGAGCCTTGGACCGGCGCGTGCGGCGCAACGCACCCGCTGCTGACTGAGGCGATCGTACGGTTCCAGTCCGAGACAGTCACGGAGACGTTCCCGGCGCGGGGCCCCGTGCGGACCAAGATCGTGGGTAAGGAGACTCCGGACAAACGCGAAGCGGCGGCCCGCGTGGAGGAGGATATGAACTACCAGCTGACCGAGCGCATGCTGGAGTTCCGGCCCGAGCACGAGAAGATGTTGTGGAGCCTGCCAGCCGCAGGCAGTGCGTTCAAGAAGGTCTATTACGACCCGTCCATGGGGCGGCAGATGTCGCTGTTCATCCCGGCGGAGGACATCATCCTGCCGTACGGGACGACGGACATCCAGACGTGTTTCAGGGTCACGCACCGTATGCGCAAGACGCGCAACGAGATTCGTAAGCTGCAGGCGTCAGGGTTCTACCGTGTGGTGGACTTGGGTGATCCCGTGCCCCACAACGACGACATCCGCGATGCCAAGGATGAGGAGACGGGGTTCTCCGAGATGGACCCGGACTACTTCACCTTGTACGAAGTACATGTGGATGTGTCACTGTCCGCGTATGCCACGGGCCGGGCGCGGGGGACGACGGACACGACCACTGGTGAGGAGGAAGCCGCCGAGTCGGGTTCGTTGGTCGACGAGATTGCCCTGCCCTACGTGGTCACGGTACTGGATGGCACGTCCACGGTGCTGTCGGTGCGGCGCAACTGGGCCGAGAACGACCCCCTCAAGCTCAAGCGGCAGCACTTCGTGCACTACCAGTACATCCCCGGGTTCGGGGCGTACGGATTCGGGTTGTTCCACCTGTTGGGGGGCTTCGCCAAGTCCGCCACGAGCTTGCTGCGCCAGCTGGTGGACGCCGGCACGCTGGCCAACCTGCCGGGTGGGTTGAAGTCACGGGGGCTGCGGATCAAGGGGGACGACACGCCGATCGCCCCGGGCGAGTTCCGGGACGTGGATGTGGCCTCTGGGGCGATCCGCGACAACATCCTGCCCCTGCCCTACAAGGAGCCTAGCGCCACGCTGGCGGCCCTGCTGGGGACGATCGTGGAGGAAGGGCGGCGGTTTGCAGCCACGGCCGACATGAAGGTGTCGGACATGTCGGCGCAGGCGCCCGTGGGGACCACGCTGGCGCTGATCGAGCGGCAACTGAAGGTGCTCACCGCGGTGCAGGCGCGCGTGCACTACTCGCTCAAGCAGGAGCTGCGGCTGCTGGCGGGGATCATCCGGGATTACGCCGAGGACAGCTACGACCACGTGCCTGCCACGGGACGTCCGCAGGCCCGGCGTGAGGACTACGAGTACACGGACATCTTCCCGGTGTCGGACCCCAACGCGGCGACCATGAGCCAGCGTGTGGTGCAGTTCCAGGCTGCGGTGCAGATGGCCCAGATGGCGCCGGACATCTACGACCTGCCGCAACTGCATCGCAGCATGCTCGAGACGCTGGGACTGAAGAATGCAGACAAGCTCGTGCCACTCGAGGAGGACTTGAAGCCTTCCGATCCGGTGACCGAGAACATGCAGGTGCTCAAGGGCAAGCCGTTGAAGGCGTTCCGGCATCAGGACCACGAGGCGCATATCCGCGTACACATGGCTGCGATGCAAGACCCCATCATCATGCAGATGGTTGGGCAGAACCCGCGGGCACCTCAGATCCAGGCCGCACTGACCGCGCACATTGCGGATCATGTTGGGCATGCGTACCGGGCCAAGATCGAGCAGCAACTGGGCATGCCGCTGCCTCCGGACGACGAGCCGATGGACCCGCAGGTCGAGATCGCGCTGTCGGGGTTGATGGCGCAGGCCGCGCAGCAGGTACTGCAGCAGAGCCAGCAGATGGCCCAGCAACAGAAGAACCAGCAGCAGGCGCAGGATCCCGTGCTGCAACTGCAGCAAAAGGAGCTGTCGCTCAAGGAGCGCGACCTCGTGCGCAAGGAGCGCGAGATGGTGCTGGAGCACGCAGGCAAGGCCGATGCACTGGCGCTCGAGGCTGCCAAGGTCATCGGAGACCAGCAGATTCGAGGCACGCAGATCGGGGCCAAGATCGCGGCCGACCGCGCAAATCTGGGGGCTACGACCGAGCAGGCGGGCACGCGCATCGGAGTGGAGTTGGCCAAGCTGCGCGAGGAGTCCAACCGGGCCATGCAGGATCGGCTTGATCAACCCACGGGCGGCGAAGTACCGCCCACTCCGCCTGTGGAGGGCGCATGAACAACAACTTCGTGGCGGCGCTGCGCGCCAAGCTGCGCGAGGACATGAACACATACGCGGACGACATGGCTGGCGGCGCATGCAAGTCGTTCGAGGAGTACCAGAAATGTTGCGGGGTCATCCAGGGTCT